TTGAGGGGCTCTGGTAAATCCCCGGTGATTAACCGGACAAACCAGTAACTAGTTATACTCTCCTTCTTTTAAAGGGTTAACGAGTATGAACAGTTTGTAAATATATAGAATTTGTGCTATCAAGACATACTTGATACAAATTCGGGTGGTACCTTCTGTCTGGCGTCCCTGAAAGGGAACAGCGCAGAAGATCTTACTTCTTTCCGTCTATAAAATAAACACATGAAGAATACTAAAAAATTAAATAAATTTACTAGTTTCTTTTCTGGGTTGAGATTATATAAGGATATTTATGAAGCAGGATCTTTGATTGAACCTTCAAACTTAAAACATTTGAAGTTGGTGTTTATTACTATTGGTTGACGTATAGTCTCCCTTTGTAAGTGTAACACCAAAGTATTAAACCGAGTTCGTATGCTGCATAATTTTGCTGTGAGTGTTTATTCTATTAACAAACACCACGGGCCGAATTATACAATAAAGTATCTTAAAGCTGCACAATTAGCTATACAAAAGAAAATTTCTGGTTCACCCTTTAATAGTTTAAGGGATATTGAACCAGACCTTCCTTTACCAAGACTATCAAAATCTGGTCTACCTGTAATAATCAAATTACAGGACAGAGCCGCGATCGCTCGTAATAGTTTAACTATTATAAGATTGTGGTTAACGATTTTTAGCTTATATAGGGTCCTAAAAGGCCCTATAAAACCTAAATTGTCAACAATAACTGATAGTTTTAGTGGAGATGATGAGGTCGTTAAAGATTTTCAAAGATTCCTAAAGCACTACTGCCTTAGGCTATTGACAAGATTTTTAAAGTACCCTTTATCTCCCTCTAGTGTCCGGGCGGATCGTTTAACATTTATTGTTAAAGCATCGCCTAGTTCTAAAGAAAGTTGAGTCGGTTTATTCAAGGATTGGATTACTATTCAAAGTGATCCTAAGATGTATAATCTTATTCTATCCTATATAAAACTCACTCGTTCTAGTGGTCTAGCTCGATCAATTCGTTTGATCGACTATATCTTAGAGAAGGCTGGAGATAATATTTATAACACGTTAGAGGCGGCTAGTATCCTAAAGGGGCCGAACGATAATCAACCTTGATATATCGGTCAGCTCTCCTTTAAGGAGGAACCGGCGGGGAAATTACGAGTGTTTGCAATGGCAGACGTAGTGACTCAGTCACTATTTAAGCCATTACATGACCTTCTTTTTGGTATCTTTAAAATGATGCCTAATGATGGTACTCATGATCAATCCGCTGCTTTCTCTAGGGCTTTGAAGAAGTCCGTTGAATATGGTTGCTCTTTTGGTTTCGATCTAAGTTCTGCAACTGATCGACTACCCATGGTGGTTCAGAGAAGTCTCTTAAATTACTTATTCAAATGTAATTTAGGGGACCTTTGAGCTGCCATTTTGGTAGAAAGAGATTACATGATTCATAAGAATTCTTATGGTTTAGATACTGGCCCCGTTCGATATGCCGTAGGGCAACCGATGGGAGCTCTTTCTTCTTGGGCTATGTTAAACTTGACTCATCATTTGATGATGCAGTATTGTAGTTGGCGAGTCCAAAATAGGCAGTTGCCGAAATGAGAGACTAGGTATGAGGTCTTAGGTGATGACATAGTGATCTTTAATAAAGATCTTGCTAGTTTTTACCTTCGACTTTGTACGGGTTTAGGAGTTCAAATCAACGTTAACAAGTCAGTAGTTGCTACTGATCGTGCTGTTGTGGAATTTGCTAAACGTACAGGACTCAATGGGTTTGATGTGTCTGCTTTATCTATCAAGGAATTTATAAACTGTAATAATTTCTTTGGTAGATTAGAGCTTGCGCGTCGACTTATTGAGCGACACTGAGGTCACTCATTGAAGAAGATCTTTTACATTGCTACCATGATCGATAAAAGAACCTATGATAATGGTTTATCATTGATTGCTTTTTTGGCGATGCTAGTAAGACAAGGAAAAATGCCAATTGGACACTTGCTTTCCTACCTTTACGATTCAACTAAACCTTTTACTTATTTTGGTAAAACGATTGATAGTTTGGATCTGAAGGCAGCTCGGAAATGATTATTTCAGCACTTTGGGGAGAAAGCAGATTTATCTGCTTTACCTTCCCTTAAAAGTAGTTGAATGTATTCACAGAAGGCTAATGGATTGAAAGCTGCTCTCTGACTTGATATTAGTGATAAAATGTCACTTTTCTTATCAGATGAGTGGAAAAAGAAGAGATTGGAGCAGTATTGCTCGCTCATCGGTTTTGCTCCGGTCCTTTCTATGGATATTCTCCTAGAAAGGGGGCAGAAGGTTTATATAACCCCTAACTTCCCTAATTATGAGAAGGTCCGACTTGCATTTATGCAGCTCCTTTGAGAGCAAATTGATAAGAATGTCAATTTACGTCCTTCCATGTTTACATGAATTGGACATAATTATTTGACTTTTTCTCTTGATCAATTGCTCGAGTTTCAAACGGAAGCTGAGTCAATACTTAATTGTTATGACTTACGGAAGAGAGAAGCAAAGAAAGGAAAGGTACTCCCTAACCCTCTAAAAATCTTAGAATTTATTAGAAATTCTAGGACTTCTAGAGTCCAAAAGTTTGTTGCTCCAAGGATCGCTACGCGAGTTCCTGGTACAATAAACTGGTTAGAGCCTGGAGCATTCCCCGGTTTAAAAGCTTAACAGCTTTAAAGTTCCTATCATAGCGACCTTATATAAAGGCTTTGGATTATAGCAAGACTATACTTGTCTATGCAATAACCCAGCGCTAGTTACTTAAGTAACTTAAGGGTGACTTAGGGTTTACCCCTAGGGTTTGAGTGAGTGGGCACACGGGAAAGAGAAGGGCTGATGTGGAAACGTCCTCGCAGTTATACTTGCTAACTACTTAAACGGGAAACTGTGATGGTGGAATAGTATACCAGAATCGGGGACAGCCTTGATTAGCCGTCTCTTCTTGTTCCTCCCTCAAGATGTAGCATCTTTAACTTTATGTAGTTAATGACACGTTAAAATGAAGGGGTAACCCTGAAAAACCGATAGTTGACTACAGACACTTAACTAGTGCCTTGTAATCTTTATGTGTGGATACTATGCAAAAGGCCCCTAAAACTCGAAAGAGG